ACGCATACTTTGGCCCCCCCACCTATAAGACTCCCGATAAATTAAGAACCCTATAAAGCGGCCCGAGCGCCCCCCGCTTGCCCTATGAGGGGCAGCGGAAGGCTACGGACCGACGGCGATACCCGCCGCCAACCATGCCCGTGGCCACCGCCATGGTGACGACCAGTGCCGCCTATAAATCACTTCGAGGCGCACCCCCCATAATTTGTTGCGCTCTCCCAGCTTCATACATGCATGTTGTATGGGACTGCAAAACGACGTATATTCACGCAGGACTGGGGGCACCCCGGCCATCGGGCCGGAACCCCCTTTTTGCGTTCACGAAATCGAGGCTTAGCAATGAAGAAGATTACTGCCCTGACGTATCCGCCCCTGGCCTACAGGCTGAAGGATTTTTGCCGATCCGTCGGTATCAGCTTGCGGACCTACTACACCCTGAAAGAGCAGGGGGACGCACCCCCTGTAACCAAAATTGGCGGGCGTAACGTCATTCGTCACACCACCGCCAACGCCTGGCTTGAGGCCCACGAGGACAGGGCCGTGTAACCCCATAAAAAAGGCCCTCGCCAGGGCGTGGGAAACCTTGCTGGCAGGGCCTTTAATTTAGGAATTGAGACCGTGAAAGTACCCGACTTTTCTCTCGAAAGCAAAGAGCCTTTTGCCGCCGCCGCCGTTGCCTACAAGGCCGCCGGCCTAGCCCCCATACCTTGCAATGACAAAGCGGCCAATTGTGTACGCTGGAAAACTAAACCGCCCCAGCCTGGCCCGAATCTGGTGGCGAAATTCAGCGACAAAAATATTGGCATGCTGACCGGCAAGCGTTCCCGCGTTTTCATTGTCGATATCGACGACCCCGCCCAGGTGGACGCCATGAAAGCCCGCTTCGGCAACACGCCGATCGCCACGGCGTCCCCGAGCGGCGGCCAACATTTATGGTATCTCTGGAATGGCGAGCCATGCGGAAAATTACCGGGTGTGGACCTGAAAGGCGAAGGCGGTTTTGTCGTCGGCCCGCCGTCATTCAGGCGTGAAGGGAAGCACCAGGGCAAGCCGTATTATTTCATTCGCGGTGGCCTCGAGGACGTTGACCAGCTCCGCACCATTCTGCCAGGCAGTTTCCCGCAACAAGGCCGCTCGAAATCGGCAAGGGTGGCTGCTTCTAAGCCACCTATTCTCGCCGGCGAAAAGACACCCGGGGAAAAACGAAATGACCGCTTGTTCATGGCGGTGAAAAACATGGCCTACACCCTCGGCGACAACCAGTTGGCAGCCTTCGCCCACGGCTACAACGCCACCGAGTTTACGGATCCCATGGACGCGGCCGAGGTGGACAAGGTGGTGATCTCGGTCCTCGGCTATAAGGCGGCCGGAAAGCTCATGCGAAAGGGTGCCGGCCCGTTTATCACTTTAACCAAGGCCGAGCTGGACGCTCGCATTGACCAGCCCCGCGTCCTGGCCCTGTATCTGAAATTGCGTATGGAACATGAAGCCCGACCCGGCCCCTTCACCGTGGACCGTAGGGCAATGTCCACGGTCTTGGGGTGGTCACCAGGGACGGTGGAAGCTGCCCGAAAACGCCTCGAGGACCAGGGCGACTTGAAGCCGGCCGGCAAGGGGAAGGCGACTCAATTGCCGAGCGGAAAATGGAAAAAACAACCGAATTTATACGCTCTCAACCGTGGCCCAATTTTTGTACCATATACAACTAAACACCCTCGCTCGCCTTTTTTCCCCTGTGCTGTTGTAAGCGTGAATGGGAGAACGAGAGTACTCACGGAGCCCGCCAGAGCGAGCGTAGCCCTCAGGCAAGCGCAGCGAGCGGCGGCGGGCGTGGTGCCGGCGGCTCAAAGCGGGAAAATTTTGCCGTTTGCGCAGGGGGATTTTTTTGGCGCCGACATGAAGGTTTCGGGCGGCGTCCTCGACAAGTGGGAGCATGGCGTTATGCCCCTTGAGGTCAAGCGGGCGGTGAAAACCAAAATGAGGGCGGCCTGCTTAACACAAGAAACCCTGGCGACCCTTGTTGGCCTATCCCGGCCACAATTGACCAACGCCTTGCAAGGCCGTTTCGGGTTGAGCCCGGCGCCGGCGGCAAAACTCAAGGCATTTCTGGCCGCGGCATAATGGGGAAATTCTCACGGGACAAAGGCGCAAGGGGCGAGCGTGAAATCGTCGGCCGTCACCTGGCCCTGGGAATCCGGGCCGAGCGTGTTCCGTTATCCGGCGCTGGCGGCGGTAGTTTCCGCGGCGACGTCGATATTGAAAACGTTGGCCGGTGCGAGGTGAAAAATCCGGGCTGGCGGCGGTGGGTTTCGGACTATCGAGAAATGGCTGGCCGACAACGCGGCGCTGTTCCTGCGAAGGGACAGGCAAAGCCCGTTGGTGGTCCTTCCCTGGGAAACATGGGCGAGGTCCTTACGCCCTAAAGGCCGATGAACACCGCCAGGGGGCCGTTGAGTTGGCGACCGCGGCCCCACAGGCGACGCCACAGCGGCATAAAGCCCCTGTTACCACCCACACGGCCCCGGAAGCGTGTTCGCCGCCCCACGGCCCCAAAAAACGCCCCCATTGACGTACCCTTCGACGACGGCATAGGCGCGGGACGGTAATGCGGCGGTGCCGTCGCAGGCCAGACGGGTGATAGGTGACGGGACTTCGCTATAGTGACGGAATTTCACAAATCAGAGGGGCCACGCCATGCAAATAGATAGCTATACGAAAACAGTCCTGACCGTTATTGCCGTCGCGTTGATAGGTATCAATATTGCTCTGGTGGATCGAGTGGTGAAGCCTGCTTATGCTCAAACTGAAGTCTACGTTAGCAATGCATCTGAAATCGGTGAGGCCGTCGGGAACGCAATGTATGTGTGGTGCAAGAGCTGTAGCTAATCATTGGTGAGCCAATCGTGCCGCCTATCCGCCGTGGTCGCCGCCCTGGCCAGCGTGTTCGCGCTGGCGGGCGAAGGGCGTCATAGGGACTGTGCGGCGCTGGCTGACGGGCGATAGGTGACGGGACTTCGCTATAGTGACGGGAATTCACAAATCGGAGGCCATGCCATGCAAATAGACCGCTATACGAAAACAGTCCTAACGGTGATTGCCGTCGCGTTGATAGGAATCAATATTGCTCTGGTGGATCGGGTGGTGAAGCCTGCTCATGCTGCAGAAACAATCAAGATTGATAGCGAATCTTTTGATCCTATATACGTCAGGATTACCAACTGGCCTTGACGGGACGGGCGATAATTAACAGGGAAAAAACAGGATAGGACATGCCGAGCGAATCGACGCGATTTAAGCTGGGGAAATCTGGCAATCCAGCCGGCCGTCCCAAGGGCGCCCGCAACAAAATTACCCAGCAAGCCGAGGCGGCAATGGCTTCGCTCAAGAAGCTACGCAATGCCACGAGATAAATACGGCCTGACACCGAAGCAAGCGCGCTTCGCCGAGGAGTACCTGGTGGACTGCAACGCCACCCAGGCGGCAATCCGCGCCGGGTACAGCGCGAGGACGGCCAGGTCACAGGGTCAGCGGCTGTTGACAAATGTTGACGTTGCGGCGGCCATCGTCGAGGTCCAGGCCGCACGGCGCAATCGCCTTGAGGTCACGGTGGACAGCATATCGGCCGAGTTAGACGAAAGCCGTAAACTCGCTTTCAAGCTGGGACAGGCCGGTGCCGCGGTGAGCGCCACGACGGCCAAGGCAAAGCTTCACGGACTACTGACGGGAAAGCCCAAGGCGGTGGCTGCGCCGGGCAACGTGACTTTCCGCATGTGCTGGGCCGGTGACAAAGACTCGTTTGATAAACAATCAACGGAAATCAATGGTAGCGAGGCCGGCGTCGCCGAAATCACTGGCGATCACCGTCACCCAGGCGCCGCCATAGAGCCTCGTAGAGCGCCGAAATCGCCGCCGTTTTGCGTACTAGGCGAGCAATAGACTAACGAGGGCTAAGTGACTAAATCCATTACAGAAATTCGCTCTATAGCGCGGGCGCATACGGCAACGTCAATCAACGTCCTGGCGGGCATTGTTGGAATAATTGGAGCCTATAAAAAAGGGTGCCAGGCGACCAGCTCAAGGCCCTGCATGACGCCGAACGGCTGGTTGCGAAGCCGCGTGGCTGACCGGCGCCCATTCAGGCCGCCGAAATCGGCGCGGCGACAAGGGCCAGGCGCGGCGTCAATCGGTTGTTGGTAAATGTTGAGGTTTCGACGGCGCAGAGAACCTCATAAAACCTGACATTGTGGCGGTACTCGTGGTCGCCGGGCTGGTGGTCGCCAGCATGGTAATAGCCGATTGACGAAATTGCCGAACTTTATAGACCAATACGTGCGCGCGTGGCCCCCGCGCCTGGTGGCAGCTCATGCAGGGGGGTCAAGGTACGCCTAAGCGGCGGAAGCAATTACAGGAATACGGTTTTTGGTGCAGGTTTTGCTCACTGCAAGAACAACGGAATAACAATGGCGGCGACGACCAGCGCGGCGCTCTGCAAGACGCTTGCTAAACTAGCCGTAAAGTAGCGAATTGGCGCCGGCCGCGGTAGGGGTATGGGTCGGCGCCGGCGGCCGCACACCATACCCGCGTCCGTCCGTCCCGGTTTTGCCGCGCTGGTCGCCGTCATGCTGGCGATCGTCGGCCTGGCCAGGGCGGGCGATAGGGTCCGCGGCTGTTGGTAAATGTTAAGGTTGAGGCAGGCCACGGGGACTTAACAAAACCTGACATTGGAGACGGTGCGCCGAGCGGTTTTTGACACCCCTATAAAAGCCCATGAAGGGACAGAATCATGACCGACGTTGATACAGCCGACCTGTGACGGCGATTCTCGGCGCCCTTGCGTCCGGTGGCCGGACAATCACCCGGTAGCAGTACGAGAGAGGGCATGAGCGGGGCCGGGAAACCCGACGCAACAGAGTAGTGTTCTAATCTGACGGGAACGGATTACGCGATATGAGGCCCCACATGTCGTTGCCGAGCTCAGAGCCTCTTGCTCCAACCTGTAGAAGTAATTGTCGCACCTCCCCTGGGCTGGCACCAATCACATCACATAGAGTGCCAATTTTTCGCCATTCGGGGCCACTCTTGAGCATATCAAGAAGAACCTTTTTCCGCGCCTCCGCCAGAGGGTCATCCCTCTTATGTGCGAGGTAGTCGTCAACAAAAGCCTTTGCAATCGGTCCCAAGATACCTAAAGCGCCAACGCCAATCGCGGCCACGACTACGGCCCAGCCCTCACCCATGCTCATCGTCTGCCCCCTTCAAGAAATGTCACCAGCTGCCCCACAGCCCGCCTCACTCCCCGTGTTCCTCAAGCCACTCTCGTGCGAGACGCTGGGCTTTCGATATGTCGGCGGGAGTCATTCTTTTGGCTACGATGTCGCGGTTTTCGCGGCCTAACTCACTCCCTTTCGCTGCCGCCAAATTCCACCACATGTGCGCTTGAACATAGTCCTGCGGCACGCCATGGCCATTGCCGTACAGGCCACCGAGATTGCTCTGAGCACCTGCGTCACCCTGCTCTGCCGCCAACCGATACCACTTCACCGCTTCGGCGTAGTCCTGCGGCACGCCCCGGCCATTATTGTACATTGTGCCGAGGTTACTCTGGGCGCTGGCGTCACCCTGGTCAGCGGCTTTGCGATACCACTTTTCCGCCTCGGCGTCGTCCTGCGGCACGCCATGGCCATTTCGGTACATGAAGCCGAGGTTGTTCTGGGCGCTGGCGTAGCCCTGCTCAGCGGCCAGGCGATACCACCTCACCGCCTCAGCGTAGTCCTGCGGCACGCCCTCGCCATTCTTGTACATGAGGCCGAGGTTGTACTGGGCGCTGGCGTAGCCCTGCTCAGCGGCCAGGAGATACCACTTCATCGCCTCGGCATAGTCCTGCGGCACGCCCTCGCCATTCTTGTACATGAGACCGAGGTTGAACTGGGCGCTGGCGTCACCCTGGTCAGCGGCTTTGCGATACCACCTCACCGCCTCAGCGTAGTCCTGCGGCACGCCCTCGCCATTATCGTATATGAGGCCGAGGTTGTACTGGGCGCTGGCGTAGCCCTGCTCAGCGGCCAGGCGATACCACCTCACCGCCTCAGCGTAGTCCTGCGGCACGCCCTCGCCATTCTTGTACATGAGGCCGAGGTTGTACTGGGCGCTGGCGTAGCCCTGCTCAGCGATTGGTAGCCACTCCTCAAAAGCCGTGGCGTAGTCGTGAGCTATGCCCGAAAGTTGGTGACGGCGCTATCAGGCGGCGTGTTTGGTTAGCTTTATTCCGTCCTTGAACGGCACTCCTTCGACGAGTTCGGCGAGTTGATTTGATCCATCCAGCTTCCGCCATTTTTGCTTGGCGCTCAAGATCAGTTTGAAGGCCATGGCGAGCGCCGTCTTGCGGCTGAGGCAGCCCTTTGTCTTGACGGTCCTCAGGCGCACGGTGGCGAAGGTGCTCTCGATGGGGTTGGTGGTACGGATGTGCTTCCAGTGTTCGGCCGGGAAGTCGTAGAAACTCAGCAGGCGTTCACGGTCCTTAACCAAGCGCTCTGCGGCTTTGTCGTATTTTGCGCCGTAGGCTGCGATGAAGAAGTCGAAGGCGGCTTCGGCGTCGGCCCTGGTTTCGGCCATCCAGATGTCGTGCAGGTGGCCTTTGGCTTTGGCCTGCAGGCTCTTGGGCATCTGGTTGAGCACGTTGGCGGTCTTGTGGACCCAGCAACGCTGTACCCTGGTTTCCCCGTAGACCTCGCGCAGCGCCTTCCAGAAGCCCAAAGCGCCATCGCCGACGGCCAGTTCCGGGCCGGTCTGCAAGCCTCGGCGCTTGAGATCAAGCAGCAGCTCCTTCCAGCTTTGCGCACTCTCGCGATAGCCGTCCACCATGCCGACGATGTCCTTGTTGCCCATGGCGTCGGCGCCGATGATCACCAGAACACACTGTTTGTCGTGGTCCATGCGGGGTGAGAAATAGACCCCGTCGGCCCAAAAGTAGACGTAGCGCCGAGCCGAAAGGTCGCGCTTTTGCCAGGCTTCGTATTCGTCCCACCAGACCGCTTTCAGCCGGCCAATGGTGCTGGCCGCCAGACCCGGCGCATCCGGACCCAGCAGCGCCGCCAGGGCTTCTGAGAAATCGCCCGTGGATATCCCCTTCAGATAAAGCCAGGGCAACAGCGCCTCGACCGACTTGGCGCGCCTGAGATAAGGCGGCAGGATCGATGATGTGAAACGGATGCGGCCGCCCGGGGCCGATGGATCGCGGTCACGAACCCGCGGTGCCTTGACCCGAACCGCGCCGATCCCGGTCTGAACCTCGCGTTCCGGCATGTGTCCATGACGGACAACGCGACGCCGACCCCGGGCGTCGGTCAAATCAGAATGGGCTTCAATATGGGCGGCAACTTCCGCTTCAATCGCCTGGCCAAGCAACTGCCGGGCGCCGGCGCGCAAAACCTCCGTCAGCGGATCATCGGAAAATGACTCTCGCTGGCGCAACGCAACAACTGTATCGTCCTGCATGGCGTATCCCTTTCTTCGGAAAATTGGCGTCTTCATCAACGCCAGGATACGCCGCCTTAATTCCCCATCACCAAGATTCAGCTATAGCTCCGTAGTCGTCGCGCTCATATGCAGCCAAGCCTTCGTCGAAGCCTGCCAGGGCCGAGGTGGTGAGGCAGAGTGAGAGTACGGCAGTGAGTAGGGCGCGGCTCACCGCCTTCCCCCCTCGAGAAATGTCACCAATTGCCCTACGGCTCGCCTGAGAAGCCCGAACTGTTGTTCCGTGTCCTCGAGGCGGCTGGCAACGTCTGATTCCTGGGCCGCGGGCGCCGGCAGGGAAAGGCGGTCCGTGAGCTGTTCTATTTGGGTCTGCATTTGCTGGCGCAATACCTGTTCACGCTCGAGCATTTGCACCAGGCGGTCGAGACGGTCATTCAGCCGGGTGTTATCGGCCACCACGAAATCGAAGGCTTTGGAAATTTCTTGCCCGTTTCCGGCAACATTTTTCCCGCTCGCCTGTTCGGTCGGTTGTTCGGTCGGCTTTTCGGCTTGTTCGGTCTGTTCTGTTCGGTTGTCCAGTTCAATGAACAGCCTGCTGCCTCGCTTATAACCCCGCACCTTTCCTCGCCTGTAGCGCATTCTCAGGGCGTCTGGCGTGATTCCAAGCTCCGCTGCAGCCTGAACAAGCGGGATAACATGTTCGGTTTGGTGTTCAGCCATGTTCGCACCCCTGCAGCCCACGAATCACCTGAATCGTCCCTATACACCACATGGGAATGTATTTGCAAATAGGCGCACCCTGGCGCACGAATATGCTTGTTATTAAAACCATACGAGGGTAGAGTTTTTTTAAACACCCTTGGGAGGAAGCCATGACGTATCCGAAAGCCATTGTCATTTCCGCCGCGTTAATTGCCACCGCCGTCGCCTTCGCGGCCCACGAGTCAGCACGGAGCGCTCTGGATAGTGGGGGGCGGTACATGGTCAGCTCCGGCAACCAAGGCAACGCCTGGGCTATCGACACCGCGACGGGGGAAATACGCGAATGCGGTATATCGATTGATAAATGCGAAGTCATACAAGAGGGGTGGCTGACGCCATGACCACCGGCAACTTCATAGCTTATTTCCGCGTCTCGACAGACCGCCAGGGACAGAGCGGCCTCGGCCTCGAGGCGCAACGCAAGGCCGTCATGGACTATTTGAACGGCGGCAACTGGAAACTGGTGGCCGAATACACCGAGGTTGAAAGCGGCAAGCGTAACGACAGGCCCGAGCTCGCCGACGCCCTGGACGCCTGCCGGCGCCAAAAGGCGAAACTGGTTATCGCTAAAATTGACCGCCTGGCCCGCAACGTCCATTTCATTTCCGGCCTCATGGAAAGCGGCGTTGACTTCGTGGCGGCCGACATGCCCGAGGCCAACAAGCTGACGGTGCATATCATGGCCGCCATGGCCGAATATGAGCGGGAACAAATATCAGACCGCACCAAGAAGGCCCTGGCCGCAGCCAAGGCCCGGGGCAAGAAACTCGGCTGGTCCATGCCGTCCCGCCGGCAAGAGCAGCTCGAGGCGTCCCGCCAAGGCGTCAAGAGTACGATTGCCCACGCTGACCGCTTCGCTGAAAACACACTTCCGATTATCCGCGAAATCCAGGCCGCCGGGATCACCACCCTGCAGGGCGTTGCCGAGGCATTGAACGCCCGCGGCGTCCGCACCGCCCGGAGCAAGAAATGGTTTCCGGCCACCGTCAAAAACATACTCTCTCGCCGACGAGAGACTTCAACCACCAAGGCCGACGCAGCCTAATGGCGCGGCGTAAGGACAGCGCCGGTTACGGCACCACCCTGCCGACGACCACGGCCCGCCTGATAGACGCGGCCGCCGAAATCATGGGCGAGCCCGACGCCGACGAAATGGCGTTCCTGCATACGGTCCTCGCTCAATGTGGCCTGCCCTACAGAAACCCTAAAACCAGGGATTACATTCGACAGAACGGCCGCGCCTCGCTGATTGTTTCGTCGGGCTATCTGTTGGACCCGGAAACCCGGAAGCCCGTTCTACAGGGCGTCCCTTATGGCGCCAAGCCTCGCCTACTCATGATTCACCTCTGCACCGAGGCCATACGCACGCAGTCGGCCGTTATTCCCATTGCCGACAGCATGAGCGCCTTCATGCGGGACCTGGGCCTCAAGGTGACGGGCGGAAAGCACGGGACCATTGGCACCTTCAAGGAACAGCTCAACCGCCTGGCCGCGGCGCGTATGCAATTGACCATGGACTTCGGCGACCACGCGGCCACCCTCAACCCCGCGCCCCTGATAAGCCGCTTCGACATATGGTTTCCGTCAGACGCCCGCCAGCGCGTCTTATGGCCGTCCGAGGTGACGCTATCCGGGGATTTCTTCGACAGCCTCAAGAACCACGCCCTGCCCCTGGACCCCCGCAGCGTCCGCGCCCTGCAACATTCGGCCCGCGGCCTCGATATTTACACCTGGCTGACGCACCGCTTGCCCCGGGTGAAGGAAAGCGGCGGCGTCAAGGTCTCATGGGCGGCCCTACACGCTCAATTCGGGCCTGACGTTGCCGACAACCGGACATTCCGCCGGCAGTTCACCAAGGCCATGCGGCAAGCCCTGGCCGTGTATCCCAAGGCCAAGGTGGAATCCGTTGAAGGCGGCCTGCGGTTACGGAAATCGGCGCCGGCAATTCGTAAGCAGCTGCGGTAAGGTTACGCATACTTTGGCCCCCCTGAACCGCGGCAAAGTTATCCACGCATACTTTGGCCCCCGCGACTCGGATTATCCACGCATAGAATGGCCCCCCACGACTCGGGGAATCTACGCATACTTTGGCCCCCCCACCTATAAGACTCCCG